CAGCAACAGCCGGGGACTACGGAGCAGCAACGGCCGGGGACTACGGAGCAGCAACGGCCGGGTACTACGGAGCAGCAACAGCTGGGGACAGCGGAGCAGCAACAGCCGGGGACAGCGGAGCAGCAACAGCCGGGAACAGCGGAGCAGCAACAGCTGGGGACAGCGGAGCAGCAACAGCTGGGGACAGAGGAGCAGCAACAGCTGGGAACAGCGGAGCAGCAACAGCTGGGGACAGAGGAGCAGCAACAGCTGGGAACTACGGAGCAGCAACGGCCGGGTACTACGGAGCAGCAACAGCTGGGAACTACGGAGCAGCAACAGCCGGGGACTACGGAGCAGCAACGGCCGGGGACTACGGAGCAGCAACAGCTGGGGACAGCGGAGCAGCAACAGCCGGGGACAGCGGAGCAGCAACAAGTCGTGGAAAATCATCAACAGGCGAAAACGGATTATCTGTTGCAAGAGGAAAAGGGGTAAAAGCAAAAGGAGGGCTAGGTTCGATTTTGGTTATTGCAGAAGAAGAACAAAATAGCTGTAAAATTTCCGACTGGAAAGCAGTAGTTGTTGATGGAGTAAACATCAAAGCAGATACATGGTACACGCTTAAAGATGGAGAACTCATAGAATCGGAAGATTAGATTTATAAAATGCCCCGGCGGTGCAGCGAACACCAACCGGAGCCGTAACCACATTACCATACTAATGCGGATACAGGAATATTTTACCATTTCCTCCTGTATTACGCAAGCACAGGAGGAAAATATTTATGAACATTGAAAACCAGAAGGACAAGCCAACATGGGAAGGGCTGGAGCAGTATTTTGCTGTAGAGGTAATCGAGCAGAGCAAGAGGAATGCAAAGCATTGGTTTATAGCGTTCCTGGTAACGCTGGCGGCGTTGATAGGCACCAATGCTGCATGGCTTTATACCGCGGGTACATATGACTATGTTTCCCAGGATGGCACCGGATTGAACAACATCAACACAGGAACACAAGGAGACTTAGAGAATGGGACAGAAAGCCAGGATTAAGAAGAACGGCAAGAGCCGGGGAATTAAGAGAAAGAGGAGGAGATAAACGATGTACATTAATCCATTTTTAGCAGGAGTTGTTTGCACTGTTTTTGCAGAGATACTAATAATTATAGCAATAGCGTTTTACCAGTATTTTAACATTTAGGAGGAGAGAAGCTGTGAAGGTTGTAGATGTAAAAAAAGAACTGTTTGACAATAAAATACTTATCTTGGCATCAGATATAATATCACTCAGCCGTGATAATGCTAGTCTTGATGACAGGTACATAAACCTTATCAGGAGCAAGGCGCTTGCCATACTTACAAAGTGTGATGATTATTTGTTAAGAGATAATCCACAAAACTGAGAGTTAAGGAGGAAGTAAGAGTGAAAACTAAGAAGCCGTCAGAATGGCAAAAGGACAGTATCCGGCTACTGATAGAAGAAGCCAAAATAAGAAATAACTTTGATGATAATGAGCTGGCCTTGTATTTGGGTTTTTGTACAAGCTCGTTTAGAGAGCGTAAAGCCAACCCTGAAAAACTGACAATAGAAAAATTACAGATACTTCTGCAATTGACCGGAAAGGAGATGAAATTTGTTGAAACGGCTTGAATACATACCTGTTGGTAAAACACACTTAAGCCCGCGGCAGAAAGACCGGATGATTATTCGCGGTTTAACCGCTGCGGTGATGGTCTTAAGCGGATTGCTGGTGATATGCATGGCGGTGATATTATGAGCCGCCGCCGGAATGGAACCAACCGGGCCGGGGCAATGATAAATGCTAGTCGGTACACCGGATATGGTAAGCCAATAAAAAAGGTCGTCAGCTTGACAGAGCTAAACGACCGGATACAAAAAATAACTCAGTCTGATTATATCAGAGATTATGGAGGTTTGCAAGATGGAAGAAAGAACAGTTGAAATTACGGCCAATGAATATAGAAAGCTTATTGAGCTTGAAGGTCGGGTAAATGCAGCTTTGGTTTTTTTGGATACAGATGAATATGCCCAGCGTAATGTGTTGGTCGGTATTTTGAGAGGCGTACCGGCTAAAGTTCCCAATGATAAAACACATGATGAATAATTCTAAATGTGATTCTTGTGGATGTTTTCTTGACCCGGAACATTGGAAAGAATGTGATAAATGCCATCAGAGGGAACTTAAGCGAGTGAAAAAGGCAGAAAGAATGCAGGAGCCTATCAAATCAGAGGGTCAGAATTACACTTTATATTCAGATGGAGGACAAGTAGATGAACTTATATGAAATTGATACAGAAATATTGGGTTGCGTTGACATGGAAACAGGGGAAATCATAGACGATGGACGTCTGGACCGACTCCAGATGGAAAAGGAAAAGAAAATTGAGAATATAGCTTGCTGGTACAAAAATCTCAAAGCGGAGGAGGGTGCCATTGATTCTGAAATTAAAAATCTTAATGCAAGAAAAGTAGCCGCAGGTAATCAGGCCGAACGGCTTAAGGAATACTTATCTGGATATCTTGACGGTGAGAAGTTCAAAACGGCGAGAATTTCAATATCTTACCGTAAATCAGAATCGGTTGTGATTGAGGATACATCTAATATCCCTACAGAATACCTTGTTACCAAGGAGCCGGAACCGAGCAAAACCAAAATTAAAGAAGCCATAAAAGGAGGTCTTACAGTTCCAGGGGCGCATATTGAACAGAAACAGAATATACAGATTAAGTAGGTGTTGTGTATGGAAAATCTTGACTTATACCAAAAGGTCCGTTCTGTTCCAGATAGCGCCAAGAAAACCATTAAGGGAGGCCGTACTATCGGTATGACCGATATTAACCCCATGTGGCGCATAAAAGTCCTTACTGAGCAGTTCGGGCCATGTGGGATAGGATGGTACTACATTACAACGCGGAAGTGGTTGGAAACATCGGGTAATGAGATTGCGGCTTTTGTAGATATCGAATTATACATAAAGGTTGACGGAGAGTGGTCTAAACCAATCCCAGGAAACGGCGGGAGTATGTTTGCTCAAAAGGAGAAGTCTGGAATATATGTATCTGACGAATGTTACAAGATGGCAACCACAGATGCTATATCGGTAGCGTGTAAGCAGCTCGGAATTGGCGCGGATGTGTACTGGGATTCAGACCGAACTAAATACAATAAGCAGCATAATCCTGATTTGATTACTGAATCCGATATCAATGAAATATTTTTGGAACTGAAACGGACGGGAATAGGGATTAAGAATGTGCTATCAAAGTATGGACTGACTGATATCCATGATATGACTAATTCCCAGGCAAATGAAACAATTAAAAAACTGAAAGAGAATCCAAATAAAGAGTTAGTTATGCAGCCACCGAATGATATGCAGGATAGTGAACTACCATGGAATGACCCAAAGAGGTGATTATATGCATGAGGCAGCAGACATAATAGCATACAAGCTTGTTCCAGAGGGAACGTATCTAAAGATATTTATTACTGGAAAAAATCTTATGGAACCAATCGTTGATAAGCACATGAATAGATGCAGTGTATGGCTTGACGATGGTAGACATATAAGTGCAGACCAGCGCAGGAAGATTTATGCCACAGTTAATGACATCTCCGCCTATTCCGGGAACGTGCCGGAGGTTGAGAAAGAATGGCTTAAGTATTTACACATCAACCGGACCGGATGCGGATATTTTTCACTGTCTGATTGCTCTATGGATACTGCCAGGGAATTTATCAATACCATGCTGGATTATGCGCTGGAACAGGGGATACCATTATTAGATTTTGCCCTTAACCGTACCGATGATATAGGTCATTACCTATATGCTTGCATAAAGCTTCGTAAATGCGCCATATGTGGGAAAGAAGGAGAAATCCATCACGTAGACACGATTGGGATGGGGAATGACCGAAGGAAGGTTGATGATTCTAAGTACCGAAAAATATGTCTATGTCGTAAGCATCATACAGAGGCACATAACATCGGTATGATAGCGTTTGAAAGAAGATACAAGGTATACGGAATTACATATTCTGATAAGTAACAGGTATTAATCCCCTAAGGGATGATACATAGAACAACACTTGGTCAGATTGCGATATGTCACGATATACTTTCTGACCCTGGGCCGGGACCTATCAGACCTCCTTTACCCGGCCCGAAAGGAGGGATTGAATTGAGATACACAAAAAATTCTGATGTTATCCAATGTGCTGTGTACAATGCCCTGGGCGTAGGAAAACAGAATGCCATAAGCAGGGCGGAACTCAGCCGGATTACTGGATATAAGGATAGACGTATCCGTGAGGCAATAGAGGGCATGCGATACAGTAAGGTTATCATTAACCTGGACAATGGTGACGGATATTACATACCTGACTCAACGCTCCAGGGCCGCCGTGAAGCCGCTGCCTGGATTGCAAGGCAGGACAGGAGGATACAGTCCATGAAGGCAGCTACAAAGGGCGCTAGGCGGTTCGTGAACGGGGTAAGGAGCAAGGGTATCCCAGGCCAGATAAGTATGTTCGGGATGGGAGGCATGTAGATGGGGAAATCGCAGCGTGAAAAAGGGAAGCGCGGAGAACGGGAACTTGCCAATCTCCTTAAGGACCATGGATACAACTGCCGTAGGGGCCAGCAGTATTGTGGCACCAACGGGGATGCGGATGTGGTGGGACTTCCAGGCATACATATCGAGTGCAAGAGGGTAGAGCGCCTTAACCTTGAGGATGCCATGACACAGGCCATAGATGATACAGCGGCAGAGAAATTACCATTCGGCGAGGAAATATACCCTGCAGTGTTCCACCGCCGCAATCGTGGCTCCTGGTTGGTTACAATGCGCCTGGATGACTGGATGAACCTGTATCGAGAATGGGGTTCTGGTAGACAGTTGGATGGTGGTTGATATGAGGGAGAGCGTAGTATTTTACAGAAGTTTTTATGAAGCTGTCAAGGAACTCCCGCCAGAACAGTTCAAAGCTGCGGTAACTGCGATTATGGAGTATGGTCTGAATGAGAAAGAACCGGAAACAAGTGGGATTGAACGGACGATATTCCTCCTCACCAAACCCCAGATTGATGCCAATAACCGCAAATACCTAAATGGAACCAAGGGAGGCAGACCTAAAACCTCGCAGGAACCTACCAATAACCAAACCAGAACCAAAAGTAAACCTACAAATAACCAAACCGAAACCAAACCAGAACCCAAGGTAAAGGATAAGGTAAAGGATAAGGTAAAGGTAAAGGATAATGATAATACATTTTGCCCGGAGCCGGATAAATCCGCTCCAGGCAGCCCGGTGGCAATATCCTTTATGCTAAATGATAAATCCATGTATGATGTGACGGAGAATGACGTGGACATGTTCCAGAAGCTCTATCCGGCCATTGATGTCATGCAGGAGATGCGTAAGGTTGTGGGGTGGTGTGAGAGCAATCCGAAGAACCGAAAGACCAGAAGCGGGGCAAAGCGGTTCCTGAACGGATGGCTGTCAAGGGCGCAGGACAGGGCAAGACCATCCCAAATACCCGTAAAGCAAAACAATAATAAATTCCACAATTTTGACCAGCGTGATACAGATTATGATGCCATTGCCATGCAGAAAACGCAGGAATGGCTAAAAGGAGGAGATGATTGATTTATGGGAAAACCGGATGGAAGGAGCGCACTGTTTTTGGAAATGGATGCCAAGTTCCGGGCAATCCAGAATAACCAGGAGCGTATTATTAAGCTTCTGGAAGGAGGGGATGAGAAGCCGAAAAAAGAGGAAACCATAACGGAAGCCTACGCCTGGACACACACCAAGATGCCCATTTAGCGGAGGAAGGAAACCATGGGATTAGAAGTGTTTGACCATTACGAATGTGATGGTCAGATGGGGATAGAGGACATTGCCCCGGGACGGCAGCTCACCCACCTGTCCCTATTCAGCGGGATTGGGGGCCTGGATTTGGCTGCGGAGTGGGCAGGATTTGAAAGTGTGGGGCAATGCGAGTTTGCGGATTACCCCACAAAGATACTGGAGCGGCATTGGCCGGATGTGCCACGCTGGAGGGATATAAGGACATTAACGGGAGAAAGCTTTTATGAACGAACAGGTTTGCGGACAGTTGACATTATTTCAGGAGGATTTCCCTGTCAACCATTTTCTAACGCCGGGAAGCGCAGAGGCGAGGAAGATGACCGTTACCTCTGGCCGGAAATGGTTAGGGTTATCGCGGAACTGCGGCCCACTTGGGTTGTTGGAGAAAATGTTGCTGGAATCATCAATATGGCATTCGACAAGGTGCTATCTGACCTGGAGGGCCAAGGATACGCCACACGGACATTTCTTATACCAGCTTGCGGCGTCAACGCCCCACACCAGCGATACAGGACCGCAATCGTGGCCCACGCCAACCGCATCGGACAGTTTCACAGGACAGATGAGGTCAAGCCAGCAGAAAGAGGGAAGCCGCCACAGCCTGAATCTTGCAGATGCTGTGAAAATATGGCCGACACCAGTAGCAAGGGATTTCAGGACGGGTCAGGGAAAAAGATGCCAGAGGAGCAGGACGCTGAACGATACAATAGCCGCGGAGGGGAACCAGATGGAACCAGGCAGTGGGCAGTTGAACCCAACGTGGGTAGAGTGGCTCATGGGATTCCCAACCGGGTGGACAGAATCAAGTGCCTTGGAAACGCGGTAGTGCCGCAGCAGTTCTATCCGATTTTCCGAGCAATATCAGAAATAGAGTTAGGGACCAAAACACGTATTTAGAGGAGAAAAGCCATGAGTAGCAGATACAGAGAAGAACAGGAGTCAGTAAAGGGCTGTTCTGGGGAATGCGATTATTGCGGAGATGCCGAAGCGTGTGAACAAAGCGGCTATTGCAAGGAGGCAGAGAGATGAAGGCAATGTTAGAAATAAAAAATATGCCAGAAAGCTGCTATGATTGCCCATGCTGCTCCATTGATAAGCAGTGCAAGGCCAAAGAACACAAAGACATACCAAATGTGTTTCATGGAAGGCCGGGATGGTGTCCGCTCATAGTGGTGGAGGATGCACCGTTGGCGGAGGCCCGGTGTTACCTGGACATGCCATGCCGGTTCCAGACACCAATATAGGAGGAGGCATAGGGATGAAATTTGACAAGGAAAAGTTTGAAGGTATGCCAGATGAAAAAAAGTTGGGATTGATAAAGATGTACTTAGGGCTGGCAACCCACAATGGCATAACAAGGGCAGAATTGCTCATGCTTTTAGACTGGCTCTATCGCAAAGTAAAGCTGGATGAAAAGACAATTAAACAAGCTATTTGCCACTGTTATATGACCGAACGTTTTGAATATCCAGGAATGGAAGAAGGGTTATGCGCTGGACTAAGGACCATGGATGGGGATGGAGAACCCTGTGAAATATGCAAAGAATGCCGTTTGCATTACCAGTATGATGAAATGCATGAGGAGGCAGAGGGATGAAGGAGATATTATTCCGAGGGAAAAACTTGAAAAATGATGTATGGATATATGGTAATCTGCTTCGCACTGATGATGGAATGTACATCATCCAGAATCATGTGCCGCACCATCGGTTAAAGGATTATGAAGTTAATCCGAAAACTGTTTGTCAGTATATAGGCCTTGTAGACAAAAATAGAAGGAAGATATTTGAAGGGGATATTATCAAGGTTCCATACTGCCGGAATGACATATGTACTCTTGGGTTGCGAGGATGCAATTATTATTTCAAGGGAAAACAAAGTGACTATGAAATCGCAAGTAGCGAAAGTAAGCACTTTGAGGTGATGGGAAATGTTTTTGATAACCCAAAGTTAATATTGTAAATCGATGTTTATAGGAGAGCTGCGACATGAAAAACGAAACAATGACAGTAGACGATATTGAGTGTCCTTACTGTGGCAGAGTATTTGATGGTGGTGAGGCAACAAATTATGATACCACATGTGATTTTATAAACTGTCCTACGTGTGATGGCGAGATAGAAGTATTACAGTCTGTAACTTATACTTGTCACCCAGTAAAAAACTAAAATTAGGATTTAGGAGGTCAAGATGGGAAAAGAAATATTAGTTCATGGGGCTATGAAATACAGATGTGAAAAGTGCCACAAAGAGTGGTGGATGTTTCTTGAAAAGGGAATAGAGGAATTTGGAGAAAACCATAAGCCAAGTCCATTTACAATCAGGTGTAAATGTGGCGGTATGGCGAGAGATATATCTGGAATCTGCAAAATACCATCTGGAAAATATGAGCCACTTCCACACGGAGAAAGCTATTTTGCAAATAAACCGGAATCAGAATGTGCTGTACCAATATTAAACTGACAATTGAGCAATATTAACATTTTAACGGAGGTGTAAAGTAAATGGTTACTGTATTTTGCCAGGGCAGGGATATCGGTGGAAATGTGACATTTTGGAAAGAAGGAAAATCTTATTTTTATCAATCGGAAGGCATTGGAAATCCGACAAAATGCAGTAAGAAACTATATGATGATGCAGTTGTAGAATACAAGAAACAAAAACGGCAAATTAATATTTTGATGGAGGATAAGAATTGTGGTAAAAGGAAAAGCAAAGTTAATATTTGGAACTGGGGATATTATGATGACACCTGTCCTGCGCAGTGAAAACGATACTCCTCAATATGGTATGTTAGCGTTTAAAACAACAGAACCGCATGAAATAGGCTCATATGCAGGGAATGACAAAAGGTTTATGTTGTCAAATGCAGATACATTGATGGTGTTTTACAGGGTAGAGAGCATTGATGTCTGTATAGAAAGGCTTAATACACTTAAAGAAATGATGCTTGGAAGCACTGATGATGTTATGGAATTGGATGCGGTAGAAACCGAGGATGATTTTATCATCTAAAACAGTGAAATTAACATTTGGGCGGTGTATGGTACACAGGGCCAGGTTCGACTCCTGGGCGGTCTACGGACTGTAACTGTGGGGAAAGTAAGAGGGTGCCGGTTCGACTCCGGCCGCCGCCAACTTAGCATTTGCGATACGAAGGAGAGTGATATGCATGTCGGCCAAAGCGGAGGCATTATATGACCTATATGACTGCGGGAGACTGGATGGGCGATACAGCACATCGGAATTAATGGTGATGTTAGGTATCCGGCATCGTACCATGATTCCCAACTATAGTGTCTCAGGAGTGCTATATCGTAAGCGCTACCTATTTGAAAGGGTGGATGATGATCCAATAAGTAAGGCGTTGGCAGCGGAATGGGACAAGACAAGGAAACAGATATTGGAGCAATAATATAAGGCAAGCCGGGGGAATCCCCCGGCAAATAAAAACGAAAGCAGAGAACGTATGTGCGAAAATAACAAGCGATGGTCACCCGCCAAGATGATTCCACCGCTCCCGTAAATACGTCTGAGTATATTATACCTTACTCGGACGTGAAAATCAATACGAATGAGGAGGATATAATTATGAGTACACAGACAATAAAAGCTGAAATCATCAACAATGTACTGGTAGCAATGTCCTTATATATCATGGAGCAGCAGACTCTTACCATTCTGCAAAATGTAATGCAGCAGGAATTGGTTAGGGTGAACATGGAAGAAATAACTACACTTCCAGTAGAAAGAAAAAATGATATAAGTCAACGGAATCAGTACATAATACAGTTATTCCTGATTAAAAAGCGTGATTTAGCAAGAGGAACCAAAGAAAACTATCTTAATTCCATACGAAGATTGCTGACAGAGATAAGCACAAAATCACTGGACCAGATGGACACCACTGATATTGATTGGTATTTATCGCGATATGAAATCAGAAATGTGTCCAGTGGAGGAAAGAAAAACCAGCCTAGCACTTATAATAACGAGCGCCGTTTTTTGTCAGCATTCTTTACATGGATGCGCCTTGAGAAGCTTATTACAGATAATCCGGTAGAGTCTATACCGGCTAAAAAAGTACCCATTAAACCAATTGATTACTACAGCCCGGAAGAATCTGCAAGATTAAGGGATGCGTGCAAAAATATCCGCGAGAGGGCCTTGCTAGAGGTACTTCGAAGTACTGGAGCCAGGATAGGGGAGATTGCAGAAATAACTCTGGACCAGATAGACATGAGAACCGGCGATATTTGGATACAGGGAGAGAAAGGCGGAAGATATCGGACTATCTATCTGGATGATGATGCGCGTCATTACTACGGACTGTATTTGGACAGCAGGAAAGATGATTGTCCATATATGTTCCCACGCTCCAGAAAACCGTATGGAAAGATGACTACTTGTGGATTTCGGGCGATATTGAAAACCATAAGGAAAAGAGCTGGACTCACATGTCGCGTATATCCGCATAAGTCACGAAAGACGCTGGGGATGAATCTGAAAAATCGAGGGGTTGATATTGGAACCATACAGGAAATTATGGGACATGCAGACCCAGGAGTTACGGCACGTTATTATGCACAGTCTAACCCGCGCACTCTTCGTTCAGTAAGAGAAAGAGTTAATGTGTAGGAAGGAGGGCTATGAGGACCAGGTATAAGAACTATAGTGATTATGGAATTACGGAGGATGAAGCCAAACGCATAAAAGAATACTGCCAGACCGCCAGTGTAGAAGATAAGCTAACATTGTTCCAGTGCGCCATATCCTCGGCTCCTGGATTGGAGGTGGAGATATACGAAAGCCTTGTAAGTAATATCGGATATGACAAGCTGAGTAAGATGAAGAATATACCAATTAAACGGGATGACTTTTACGGGTATCAAAGAAAAACGCTGGATGAATATAGGCGGTTGATGACATTGTTTGGGAGGTGGAAAGGATGATTAGTGTATATGCTTAAATGTGGGGACGATTTACATTACATACGCATGGTAAAATTAGTATAGGACTATTATACCGTGTGAAGCACAAAGAATAAGAGGTGGTGAGTGTGGCTTCCAGGCTGACGGATAAGCAGAAAAAAGATATTATCGCTGATTATGTGGAGACTGGAAGTTATAATGCCACAGCAAAGAAATTTGGAGTGGCGCTGAACACAGTCAAAAAGATATGCACACAAAATGCAGATATTGCACAAAAATGCAAACAAAAAAAAGAACAGAACACAGCGGACATGTTAGCTTATATGGATTCCCGAAAAGAGCAGGCACAAGGGATAATAGATAAGTACCTTGAAAAGCTGGCAGACCCGGAAAAGCTGGAAAGTGCAACTATATCCCAAATTGCAACAGCGATGGGGATAGTAGTTGATAAATTTATGGATAATACAAAAAAAGGAGAAAATGCAGAAGGAGTCACCATTTTGAATGATATACCAAAGCCGGGAAAGGGGAATGGTGATGCATGAGTGACATAATAAATCTGACTGATGTAATCGCCCCTTCCTTTTATGACGTTCACTGGGATATCCTGGACGGAAAGCATACATATTATGACCTCTACGGCGGGCGCGGCTCCACGAAGTCCTCTTTCATGTCCGTGGAAATTATACTGGGGATGATGCAGGACGAAAAGGACGGAGTTTTCAGCAATTCGGCAGTATTTCGTAAGGTAGGAAACACCTTACGGGAATCTGTATTTGAACAAATTGCATGGGCGATTGATGCACTGGGGGCCAATGACCTGTGGGCGTCCAGTGTTAGCCCCATGCAGTATGTGTATAAACCCACTGGCCAGAAAATCATCTTCCGAGGACTGGACAAGGCGAAGAAAACGAAATCTATCAAGACGAGCCGAGGATATTTTAAATACCTCTGGTTCGAGGAATTGGACGAGTTTGCCGGGATTGAGGAAATCAGAACAGTGCAGCAGTCCGTCCTTCGTGGCGGGAGTAAATTTGTGGTGTTCAAGTCCTTCAACCCTCCAATCAGCCGGAGCAACTGGGCGAATGTGTACGTCAACGAGCCAAGAGAGGACAGCTGCCGGCACAAGAGCGACTATACCACAGTGCCGGAGGAATGGCTGGGAGAACAGTTTATAGCAGACGCCGAACATCTGAAAGCCACCAATCCAAGGGCATATGAACATGAATACATGGGCAATCCCGTTGGACTGGGAACGAATATTTTTGATATGTTGGATGTGCGTACAATAACAGACGAAGAAATCAGCCGCATGGAGCGTATCTATCAAGGGCAAGACTGGGGCTGGTATCCTGACCCGAAAGCCTTTATCCGGGCGGCGTACATCCATAGCACTGAAACAATCTATCTGTTGGACGAGTTGGGCGGCTGTAAAATCCGTAACAGCCAAATGGCAGAGGATATAAAGGAAAAGGGCTATGATGATTATGAAATCCGCTGCGGCGCTGATGAACAGGAAAGCATAGTTGACTTTAGGGATGCTGGACTTCCGGCCAGACAGGCCAATGTTGGGCCGGGTAGTGTGAAATATACCTTTGAATGGCTTCAGTGCCGGACAATCGTTATAGACCCGGCCAGAACGCCGAGAGCATACAAGGAAATCATAGAGTATGAACATGAAGTAGACAGCAATGGGGAAGTGATTGCAGACTATCCAGACCACAATAACCACTGGATTGACGCACTCCGCTATGCTACAAGCCCATTATCAATGAGAAGGGGAAACAGCGCATGACAGAATATAGCAAAAAGCGAATAGGACAATTTCTAAAAAAGTATGTTGATATTTCCCCTGGTCATTCATACACAGAAGAATGCGTTATACGGCAAGGAATAAATGAACTAACATCAAACTGCGTCTATACACCTAAAGGATTGCAGAGACAGATATTAAAGGAACAATCGGTATTGTTGCCTTTAAGCTATATTGAAAATTGTGCAAAATACAGGTGAGTAAATGGGACTAATAAAATGGGCTAAAAAGGTGATAGGAATGATATTCAAGCGACAGGCAGAAGAAGATTTCAACGTTGAATCAGTGGTATCCCCGGAGATGGAAAGCAAGATTACAGAGTGCGCCAATATCTACCGGGGTACGCCATATTGGGTAAACGCTGATGATAACGTTAAGACAATCAACTTTGCAAAGGCTATATGCTCGGAGACGGCCCGCCTTGCTACCCTGGCAATTGGAATACAGATTGATGGGAGCGCGCGGGCGGCATGGCTCCAGGAGCAGATTGACAAGATATATTTCCAGATTCGTCACTGGGTAGAGTATGGTATGGCCTACGGCACAATCATCCTTAAGCCCAATGGAAAAGGACTGGACATATTTACACCGATGGACTTTATCATTACAGATTGTGATAATGAGGGTATCTATGGAATCGTATTCAAGGATAGCTACAGTGAAAATGATAAGTATTATACCCGGTTTGAGTATCATCGGTTTGTTGAGGTAAAGGATGGGGAGAACACCTATTACCCATATTACATATCCAATAGAGCTTATGTGTCTCACTCTGCAAAAAGTGTGGGGGACCCGATAGCATTAAACAGGACTAAGTGGTCTGACTTACTTCCAGAGACACCGCCTATACTCAAGGCTAACAATGATAAAATAGACGGCCCCATGTTTGGTGTACTCCGCACTCCACAGGCTAACAATTTGGATATCTCATCACCTTTGGGATTGCCAATGTTTGCCGAGGCCATAGAAGAATTAAAGGACCTTGATGTGGCATATAGTCGGAATGTGGGTGAAATATTTGACAGTGAGAAAATTATATTAATTGATGACCAATTAATGCTTGGTGATGGAAGAAATTTAAAACGCCCAGGAGTAAATAAAGTTAAATTACCCCATTATGTAAGAAATGTATTTGGAAATAGTAATGGAGAATTTTACCATGAGATTAATCCATCGTTAAATACTGATATAAGACTTACTGGAATTAATAATCTTCTTTCATTTATTGGATTCAAGTGCGGATATTCCAATGGGTATTTTGTGCTTGATGAAAAAACAGGAATGGTCACAGCCACACAGGTAGAGGCTGACGACAGGAGAACCATACAGCTAATCAAGGATGTGCGCGACAAACTGGAAAGTTGTCTTGACGGGGCAATATATGCGCTCAATGTATATGCTGACCTGTACGGACTGGCACCAGCCGGAAACTACGAAATAACATATGATTTTGGGGACATTACATACAACCGTGAAGAGGACCGGGCAAGATGGTGGCAGTATGTTGTGCAGGGAAAGGTGCCGGCCTGGATGTATTTTAGAAAGTTTGAAGGATTATCTGAAGAAGATGCAAAAGCTATGGTAAAGGAAGCACAGCCGAAGGATGGACCTAGGATGTTTGAGGAGGAATAAATTGAGAAGCTTATTAATTTGGATAGTATTCAATATACCACTTGGTCCATTTGCCCCGAAAGTATTTGAATGGTCGATTAGACATAAGGGAAAGAAGGAAGAGTAAATGTTAAGCCCTGATTACCTTGCAAGAATCGCAGAAGGAAGCGAAGAAATAGCCTCCCAGCTTCATACATACATTATCCGTCAGATAATAGACCGCATGATGATACGCATAGGCCGCGGCGATGATTACCTGCTCACCTCCTCTGACCGATGGCGAATACAGATATTGCAGGATGCAGGATATCTGCTGGAGGACATAACGGCAGAGTTATCCAAAATCACTAATCGACAGGAAAAAGAAATCAAGGCCGCAATGGAAGAAGCTGGAGTCAAGGCCCTGGAATACGACCATAAAATATATGAGGCTGCTGGTTTGTCTCCAACACCGCTTACACAATCTCCGCAGCTTATTAGGCTAATGGAACGAAACATGAATGCCACTATGGGGGAATGGGAAAACTATACCAGAACCACCGCAGAAGCCGCACAGAGGATTTTTATAAACGCATGTGATAATGCATACCACCTTGTATCTTCTGGGGCTGTATCGTACACACAGGCTGTCAAAGAGGCAGTTAATAATGTGGTATCTGGCGGAGTGATAGTACACTATCCTTCGGGCCATAAAGACACCATAGAAACTGCCACAGCGCGCGCAGTACGCACCGGAGTAGCCCAGGCCACGGGAGATATCTCTATTAAGCGTATGGAAGAAATGGATTGGGATATCATACTGGTGTCGGCGCACATCGGGGCCAGAACCGGGGATGGAGGGCAGAATCCAGGAAATCATTTATGGTGGCAAGGGCAGTTTTACAGCAGGACTGGAAAGGATAAGCGCTTTCCTCCATTTTCCCAGACTGGATACGGAACAGGTGAAGGGTTATGTGGATGGAACTGCCGTCATTCCTTCGGAAGCGGTGATGGGGTAAACAATCCATACAAAGACATCCAAACCGCAGACAATTACAAGGTTGAGCAGCTGGAGAAGCGGCAGAGAACGCTTGAACGGCGCATCAGAAAGACCAAACGCGAAGTCATGGGGATGCAGGAGGCCGTGGATAAATGCAAGGACGAATCAGTTAAATTTGAAATGCAGTTAGACCTTGACCGCAAGTCGTATCTGTTACAGTGGCAGAATAAGGCATATAACGAATTTTGTAAAGAAAACGACTTACGCACCCAGCAGGAACGGCTACAGATTGCCAGATGGAACCGGGAGCAGGCGGCAAAGGCTAGGGGCGCAGCAAAACGATATGAAAATGCGAAAGGAAAATAAAATGCAAGTTAAATTTTCTGATTTTGAAACAACACACTGCAATTATTGTGCAAACAATGGTACAGAAATGTGTACATGTTGTAGTTCTCCTAATGGTTATATTGGTATACCGAGTTCTTATTATCCATCTGTTGAGTGGGGGAATTCATACTTTCGGTTATTGGAAGAATACAGTAAACTCTTATATAATATGGGTTTTGAGGTAACAAGATAATGAGTAGATGGAAACAATACAATCCAAATCCTAAAAATGCCCGCGTAGGGGACTGCCCCATCCGGGCTATAACCAAAGCCCTAGATAGCGACTGGGAAACGGTATTTGCCGGAGTGACTGTATGTGCGTGTGCTCTATCTGATATGCCATCAGCCAATCATGTGTGGGGTGCATACCTACGCCAGAATGGGTTTAAACGGTACATAGTGGATGACCACGGACAAGATGTATACACGGTCGAGGACTTTTGCCAAGATAATCCTATGGGAACATACATTTTAGCAATTACAGGGCATGTGGTGTGTGTGCAGAACGGTTATTACTGGGACACATGGGACAGCGGGCAGGAAATACCAATATACTACTGGGAAAGGTGATAACATGGACATAATGGAGTTTGGAAAAACGGTTTTGGCAATATTTGGAGCGATATCTGTTTTAGGTGGTGGGTTTGCTGTAATACATAAATGGATATCTCCTGCTATTAAAATGAATAAGCGTGTAGAGATATTAGAGGAACATGATAGACGAGATTATGATGTCATGAAGAAGTATGCCGAAAGAGATTCGCTAATTCTTGAAGTACTGCTAACGATGCTTGATAGCCAAATTGCGGGGCCTGGAAGCAACCTTGAACAGTTAAAAAAAACGAGAGAAAAACTTATTTTGTATCTTGCGCAGAAATAATAAGAGGTGTGTTTTTGAAAGTATATGACTTTACGGTGCCAGAGTTAAACTATTTCCGTACATACTGCAATTTCACAAATGATGAGCGGCAGCTATTTGAATTACGTGCACAGAACATGCCACTGGAACAATGTGCAGAACAAATGAATGTCAGTGTGTCTACAGCAAAGAGATTGAGCCGAAAAGTCAACAATAAAATAATTAGAGTATGCTGATACTTGCATGATACTTTTATAAGTCTTTGACGACCTGTCAAGGGCTTATTTTTTATGGGATAATTGGATTATAAAAGAACGGAGGGGATATAATGCCGCAACCATTTATCAATCCAAACTATCTGAATACATATCCAAACGCATACCCATATCAACCACAGATACAACCACCTATGGACCGATTGCAGCAGCTACAAGCACCATACCAGATGCCGCAACAGACGCAGGTACCACAGGTCCCGCAGACCAACCAGGGAATATTATGGGTGCAGGGTGAGGCCGGGGCAAAGTCATATTTAGTAGCACCCAGCACTTCCATATTACTGATGGATAGTGAAAATGAGTATTTTTATATTAAGACAACCGATGCGGCAGGAATGCCAACACTTCGCACTTTTGAATATAAAGAGATTGTCAATGGGCAGAAGAAGGAATCTGCACCGGCTGAAAATCTGGATGAAAAATATGTTACCAGAAACGAATATCAGGATTTAAAGGCAAAATATGATGAATTATACGGCCTTTTAGATTCCAGCACAGCACCAAGCGGAAAGGGGAAATAATATATGAATCCATTATTTAGTATGTTGGGCGGCGGCTCGCCAATGGGTGGCATGATGCCTGGAATGGGTGGGGGAAACAACCCAATGCAGATGATTCAGAAGTTTATGGAATTTAAGAACAACTTCAAGGGGAATCCCCAGGAAGAAGTGCAGAAGATGCTCCAGTCTGGTCAGATAACTCAGCAACAGTTAGACCAAGCCCAGCAGATGGCACAACAGTTTCAGCAGATGCTTGGAGGCATGAAAAAATAGTACATAAATCAATGCGCATGATTTTGTAAATAAATTTAAAGGAGTAAATATTTATGGAAAGTGGTTACTCTTTAGCGGACATTGCAGCCGCTACAGGAAACGGAAATAACAGAAATGGTGATGGCATGTGGGGCGATTGGATTTGGATTATCGTTCTGTTCCTGTTCGCCGGAGGAGGCTGGGGCAATGGCTTCGGCGGAAACGGTGCAAATGGCGCGGGACTCCAGGGTCTTGCTACCAGAGCAGATATTAATGAGGGCTTTGCTTTGAACGGTATAGAAAACGGAATCAGGGGTATCCAGCAGGGTATCTGTGACAGCACATACGCGCTGAACAACACTATCACCAGCGGATTCAACGGTGTTGACCGCAGCTTATGCCAGATGGGCTATCAGCTCCAGGATTGCTGCTGCCAGACACAGCGCGCAATTGATGGCGTAAACTACAATCTGGTTACACAGTCATGCGATACCAGAAACACCATTCAGACCGCAACTAGGGATATTCTGGACAACAACAACAGCAATACAAGAGCTATTCTTGACTTCTTAACTCAGGATAAGATTTCTACCTTACAGGCGGAGAATCAAACCCTTAGATTCCAGGCAAGCCAGACTGCCCAGAACGGATTTATTGATGCAGTTGGTAACTCAATCGTTGCACAGCTTCGTCAGCCGCAGCCTGTACCGGCTTATACGGTTCCAGCGCCATATCCATATGCCTCTAACTGTGGTTGTGGATACAATACTGGATGCGGGTGCTAATGAGAAACGAACAGTTTTACGATAATCTTGCTCTGTATGCAACTGCATTGCAAATGATAGATTTGCTTTTACTCGTTGGTGACGTTTCTAATAGTGATATATTAGAAGCGTTGCAACAGCAAAATAAGGAATACATGGAGAAGATTATCGACCAAAACAACCGTATATTGCGTATCTTGTCCGAAAAGGACATGTCTACTGAATAGTAGTATTACACACATGGAGGGGTAGGCACAGGCTTGCCCTTCTGTGCATATAAGGAGGATTTTATTATGGCAGATTTTGTAACTGCTGGCACACAGACTGTTGAAGTCAATGGAAGTGTACTGTTTGCAGCAAACCGGGTATATTCCTGTAATTGCCCAAATATAAGGCATGAGCCACTTTCTGGGAGAGTGGTTTTACTTCCTGGCCTGTACCGTGTAGGCTTTAACGGAAACTTTTCCGCAGCCGCAGCAGGTGACGTTATATTTGAAGTGCAGCAGGACGGCGAAGGCATTCCCGGTGCAAGAATCCAGAACACAGTTGCCGCCGGCGCAACAATCAATGGAGCAGCAACGGTAGAAGTAAGGGTGTGCAAACCATGTTGCGCTACCTTATCGGTAAAAAACGTTGGAGCCACAGCGGCGACAGTATCAGACGCTAACCTTGTTGTTAGCAGAATAGGTTAAGGGGGTAAGGCTATGAGTTATAAGATGATGCAGAATATCCATGAAGAGCTGGATAAAATTGCGGAAAAGGGCCTGAACACTAGCAACCTTGAAACCGCATACAAATTGATAGACATGTGGAAAGACATGGAGAATGTGGAGTACTGGAAGTGCAAAGAAGAGTACTACAATCAGGTAATAGACGAAATGGACGGCGGAGAACACAGCGAAGCGCGTCGCAAGCGCGACAGCATGGGACGTTATAGCCGTGCTGATGGAATGTCACAGGACTATGATAATGACAGCTCATATCGCGGCACACGCGGAAAACATTACGTCAGAGGACACTACAGCCGTGCGACCGGTCCGGCCTATGACGATTACATGAACCAGAAACAGAGTTATCGAAGCGGTGGGAAAGATGAAGATTGCAAGCGGCGTATGCTTGCAGCCTTGGAAGAGCATATGGACGAACTGACAGAAGAATTAGGCGAAATGTCTAAAGATGCGGATTGCCGTGAAGAACGGGAAACTATGAAAAGATACATTGAAAAATTACGTAATATGATGTAACAAATTGGCGGTGGGAATAATTTCACCGCCTTTTTAAGATGTATAACCAAATAGTGTCTTGACAAATAAGAGAATAGGATATAATATTTAGCTATAAGGTATCAGCAGATGGGGTTGATACTGGTCACCGCTCTCCAATCTGAGAGGTGTGGATTGAAATATTAGGTTATTCGTTTTTATTAAAAAAATATCGCCAACTCATATTGAGAAGGCGATATTTTTTTATAATAAATCTTTCCTGCGATACAGAATGTATTCACGGGTGTATCCCAGCTTTTCCATTGCCGATATCACTGCTTTTACCGCCTCATCTCGCGAGCCAAAATTATAATAATCTGTTTCGTAATCGCTAGACGGGAGGCTTGCCATCCAGCCCTCACCATTAAATACCCCATACTGTCTTGTCTCATTGTCAAACTTAGCATCTCTAGCAACAGCTTTTGCGCCAGCCAAAGTTTTACACCACGGACACTTGTCAATGATAGGGTCATCTCCATATGTTGCCAAACATACTCTATAACCGCCCTCTGATTTAAAAATATCATATTTTTCCATAATATTATCCTCCAAATTTCCTGAGTAAGTATTTGTTACAAAAAATCATCAACATCGCAGTCAAGGGCTTTTGCCAGAGCCAGAGCATTGCGCAGGGTCATGTTGCCAAGATCCCCTTCTCCAGACTCAAACTTCTGAATCTGGCGGATATTTATTTCGGCGGCATCCGCTACCTGCCGTTGGGTCATCTCCGCCAAAGAGCGTTGATATAACAGCTTGTTTATTTTGTTGTTGTGGCAATCCAGGCCGCGGCTGGATGCAGAGCACAGCCCGCACAGCCCGTCTGTTCTGATACAATCTGGATATCTTCTCAATTTTTCACACCTCCTATTTGATAATATATAATACTTCTGCATCTTTTAATATTACCTCTCCTGCATCAAGACCATATTCAAAACGGTTACTTGCAAGTAGGGCTATGTGGGAACCAAAATATCCACGACCATTGAGTGCACCAGCAGCTTCCGGAGAGTTTAAATTAATGGCACATATTCCATCAAGTTCCTCTTCTGTTTCCTCTCCATCAACCCAGACTTTTGAGTTGTGGTCAACAGTTCCGAGTTCAAAGTCCTGTTCTTGAATGCGGATACCATATTTTTCGTAAGAATCCCAATCATTATTGTTCGCAATCATTTCCTTTAATTCGGCCACTGTCATTGTTTTAATCCCCTTCCCTTATTTCTAATTATATTATACGCCAATATTGGCGTAAAGTCAACAGTATATTTAAAATGTGGGGACGATTATTTTAGGCCAATACGGTAAAATGGGAGTAAGAATAAACAGAAAGGGTGAAAACATGGTGAAAGATGGTTGGGTATACTGCCCCATATGCAGTAATAAGACAAGAACAAAAATCAGAAAAGATACCGAAGCCAAGAATTTACCTGTGTTTTGTCCAAAATGTAGGAATACAACTGTAATGGATATATACGGAAGTGAAATAAAAAGAATGCAAAGCATTAATTAGAGCCAGTCGCCAGCCGCAGAGCCATACAGATTACAGCAATGTAGTTTGCATGGCTTTTTACTATATTTGAACCTCCCTCATATAGCACATGTCCTTAACAGAAACAGGTCCTAGCTCATAGAGTAAACGGCCTAGAGGTTGAAAAGCGGATGCAATTTCCGGCATGTGCATTCCTTCTAAAGGCTATCCTCCTCCCGTAATGGAGATAGAAAAAACTTGTCAGTTATGACCTGGACGAAACTGAAAAATGATACGGCATTGTTTTGGTGGGATATCGGCGGGCTGACAGCATTTCAGAGTACATATGCGGCGCAAAAAGGCGTGACGAGGAGTTTTCAAGAAATGCAATCGGGAAATAGCTCAGTTGGTAGAGCAGCAGCCTTATAAGCTGTGTGTCAGAGGTTCGATTCCTCTTTTCCCGATGTAGTCGGGTCGCTCCCGGATGATGTGAGAGCACGCAGAATGCCTCACAGAGAATGACAATGCCTGCTGAAAACTACTGCGATAGTTCCAGGGACTAGGACACGGGACTGAAATTCGCAGTGTGACAATCTAAGCAGGAACTGCATCATGAGGATTCGCCAAGCGGTTAAGGCACCGGGTTTTGACCCCGGCAAAGAAGGAACACTCTTTACGCTGGTTCAAATCCAGCATCCTCAGTTTTGGACACGCCAAGTCCTACAAAATGGCAAACCGTTGGTGGACGGTTACACACCTACAAATAACCTAATAACGGAAAAGGAGAATCATCATGAAAACCGAAGAATTAAAAGCACAAGGATTGACAGAGGAACAGATATCTTTTGTTATGGCTGAAAATGGAAAAGACCTTAAAAAGTTGCAGAAAGAAAATGACAATCTGATAACCGAACGGGATACCTGGAAAAAAAAAGCAGAAGCAGCAGAAACAACGCTGAAAGGCTTTGAAGGGGTTGACCTGGAAACGATGCAGAAAGAGTTGTCTGACTGGAAACAGAAGGCTACAGAGGCCGAAAAGAACGCCCAGGCACAGCTTTATGAACGTGATTTCGCGGATGCGCTTAAGACAGAATTTGAAGGTATTAAATTTTCCAGCGAGGCAGCTAAACGTGCAATTATGGCAGAAGTAAAAGAGGCCGGTTTAAAGCTGAAAGATGGTAAAATTCTGGGGCTGAATGACCTTTTGTCTCAAATGAAAGAAAAAGATGCTTCGGCTTTTGTTGATGATGCACAGCAGCAGGCACAGCAGAACATGGCGAGGTTTACCACACCAGTAGGTAAGCAGAATACGCCAGGAACTATGACACGAAAGGATATTGAAGCAATTAAAGACCCGTCTGAGCGCCAGTCTGCAATTGCCAATAACCTGCATTTATTCGGTAAAGGAGAATAGTAATGGCAGCAAAAGCCAATTTAATCACAAGCGCGGACATACAGGTTACAGCGCGTGAAATTGATTTTGTGACACGCTTTGAGAGGAACTGGCAGCATCTTCGGGATATTCTGGGGATTATGCGTCCTATTAAGAAAACACCGGGAGCAGTGCTGAAAAGCAAATATGCAGAAGGAACTTTACAGAGCGGTGCTGTAGGCGAAGGAGAAGAAATCCCTTACAGCAAATTCACAGTAAAGGAAAAGACGTATGCGGAAATGACCATTGAGAAGTATGCAAAGGCCGTTTCCATTGAAGCAATTAAGGACCACGGATATGAAAATGCCGTTCAGATGACAGACGATGAATTTTTGTTCCAGCTTCAGTCGAATGTAACAGAACGATTCTATACATATCTGAATACTGGTACACTTACTGGAACGGAAACTACATTCCAGATGGCCCTTGCTATGGCAAAAGGAATGGTAGAAAACAAATTCAAACAGATGCACCGTAATGTTACGGGGGTGGTTGGATTTGTGAATATTCTGGATGTATATCAGTACCTGGGTGCCGCTGAAATCACTGTGCAGAATCAGTTTGGTTTCCAGTATCTTAAGGATTTCATGGGATTCAATACAATCTTTCTGCTATCTGATTCTGAAATAGAAAGTGGAAAAGTAATAGCTACACCAGTGGAAAACATTGTAATGTACTATGTAGACCCAAACGAAAGTGATTTTGCACGTGCCGGTCTGGTGTATACGACTGGGGACGGGGATACAAACCTTATCGGATTCCATACCCAGGGTAATTACAATACCGCTGTTTCCGAAGCATTTGCAATCATGGGACTTACCTTGTTTGCAGAATATATTGACGGAATCGCAGTTGTTGATATTACTGATAATCCCGTTCTTGGAACACTGACGGTAACTTCTTCGGCCGGAAGCACATCAGGAAACACAAAATTAACCGTTGAACCTCCCCTCGAAACAGGACACATGTACAAGTACAAAGTGGCAGCTGATTCCGCTCCAGAAGTGAAATATGGTCAGAATGTAAAGACGTGGACAGCATGGGACGGTAAATCTGATATCAAGGCAACGACCGGGAATCATATCACAGTAGTTGAGTGTGACAATACCTATAAGGCGTTGAAATCTGGAAATGACGATGTAACGTCTCACTCTTAAAGAAAGGAGAATCCGGCATGGCATATGCAGACTATGAGTTTTACACAACAAAATACTACGGCAGTTCCATACCGGATTCCCAATCATTTGATAAGCAGGCAGAACGGGCAAGCGACTTTCTTGACATTGTAACTAGAGATAGGTTGGTTGACGGCCTCCCAGACAATGAACGAGCGCAAACCAAAATCAAGAAAGCCGTATGTGCCTTAGCTGATAAGCTGTATGGTTTGGAACTGTCAGAAAAACAGGCGCTATCTGCCGCCGCTGGAAGTGATTCTAAGATAGATATTAATGGAAAATCTTCTGGAATTATTATTTCTCGCAATTCCGGTTCCGAATCAATCAGCTATGCATCCCCTTCTGAAATAGCTAACGGAGCCAAAGCCTGGAGTACTGTATACTCTGCGGCAGGGGATGAACAGGCAACCAATAAACTCCTGTATGATACTGCAAAGGTGTATCTGATGGGAGTAAAAGATAACGAAGGGACTCCACTTTTATATGCAGGATTGTAAAGTAAACATTCTGGGAACGGAATGGGGAAGTTGTCCAGCGTGATGAAAAATCGGATGAAAACCTGGACGGGAAATTTAGGGATGGATATACCGATTTTTCTGCACATATGATTGTGATTTGCAATAAAAAGGACGATTGCGAATTAAAGGACTATGAAGGATATAAAAATGCCATATTACGTCATGAACTCATCCATGCGTTTTTGTATGAAAGCGGTCTGGATTCTTCAAGTTCAAATACATGCGGAGCGTGGGCAACTAATGAAGAAATGGTTGACTGGTTCGCTATTCAGTCTCCGAAGATTTTCAAAGTATTCATGGAATTGGGTTTGCTCTGATTCCAGAAAGGAAAAGATATGGACATTACAACATTGGGAACATGTGTGGCTATTGTGGCTCTGAGCTATGTGGTTGGCCTTGGATGCAAGGCGGCAAAAAAGATACCGGACGAATGGATACCGGTCATTATGGCTGTTGTAGGTGGTGTTCTCGGCGCGCTTGGTATGGGAACTATACCAGACTTCCCGGCATCTGACTACATCACGGCTGTAGCAGTTGGCGCTATGTCTGGCCTTACGGCTACGGGAGTTAACCAGGTGTATAAGCAGGCTAAAAAATGATTAATTACAGAAACCGCAGAAATTATGAAAATCTGGAGCGCCAAATATTTGACGGCGTGGGAGAATACGACATACCGCAGATAGAGCCAGTAACCTACGAGGGAGGCTGTAACTGGATTGGTTTCAACTATGCTAAGACGTGCAAGGAGCCGGAAAAGAAAGGCGTGCATTTCTTCCTTGATGATTACCAGTTTAACAGGCTCTGGACGAATATTGACCGATACATACCCATGTTGCAGAGGTTTCGTTATGTGATGTCGCCTGACTTCTCAACTTACACAGACTTTCCAAAAGCTATTCAGATATACAATCACTATCGCAAGCACTGGGTAGGCGCATATTTGCAAAAGTCAGAAATACAGGTTATCCCGACAATCTCATGGAGTACGCCGGATAGCTTTGCATGGTGCTTTGACGGCGAGCCAGAGGGCGGAGCTATGGCAGTATCGTCTGTGGGTGTAATGAACAGTATAGGCAAAAAACGCCTATTCTTGCAAGGCTATAAAGAAATGGTGCGACGATTGCACCCGGATACGATTATCTTTTATGGCTCTGTGCCGGATGAGTGCATGGGGAATATCGTGAGGGTACGGGCGTTTACAGAAAGGTTTAATGAGGTATTATGCAATGGGTGGTAGAGGTGGAGCGAGTGGATTATCTGCTAAAAACCAGAAAATATCTTTTAAAGGACTGCCAACTTTAAAAGGTTCAGAGAAACAAGTTCAATGGGCCGAACAAATCAGAAATAATGCTATTGATACTATCAATAGAAATATTGATTTAGCTAATGAAAGGATAAAGAAGTATCCCAGCGCTCAAAAAATATATCAAAATCAAATTGAATCTTTGCAAGAGATAGGTAAACAGCTAAAAGAAGTATTATTAAAAGTATCTAATGCTTCTCAAATTATTGAAAAGCGTCACATATTTGACTCATCTAGAATATTGGATGAAGCATCAAAAATCGAACAAAGAAAAAAGAAACGATAACAGGTGGTGAATATGTATAATGCCACGGTGACAGTTTTTAATTACTATGAATCATCCACAACTGGCATTGGTATTTGGTATCCCCATGTATTATCTGGTGTTGACCTTAATACCGACAAAGGCGCAATACTAAAAAAGTATGGGGTAGATAGCACGGATAATGCCGAATTACACATAGTTTACGAATTACAAGACGGTAAACAGATAATCCGCGATGCAGACGGTAAAGAATTGCCGTGGCTTCCTCCGAAGGAGTGGAGGAGACAGGTAAATGATTTGTTAGACGATACCATTACCTTTGATTTTTCAGACGATTGTTTTTTTTGGGAAGGAGTATGGGATAATGGCCCGGTAAACGAGGAAGATTATCGTGACGGTTTTTATGCCTATATGAACAACCGGAACGACTTCGTATATTTGGTATCTTCTGTTGGAGGTCCATACTCTGTGATTCCTCACTTTGAAATATTGGGTAAGTAGTATGGCAAGCAAAACAACACATTTTAAAGGATTTTCTGTTGTTGATGGTGATATCAATATCAAGCTCAATTTATCTCGATTTGACAAGCAATTTCAGTGCGCGCAGTATCAGCTTGACGGAAATGTCATGAATAGTATGGTCCCTTTTATGCCTATGGTTACAGGCGATTTTGTGGATGTTACCAGAGCAGCGAGCGCCGCAGTACAAGGGAGCGGAAAAGTATATGCCGCATATGGACCTGCTGGTCGTTTTTTATATCAGGGTAAAACTATGGTTAGCGCTGTTACTGGTAGTACCTGGGCTACAAAGGGTACTAAAAAGGTATTAGTAAGCCAATATGGAGGAAAAACCAAAGCAAAAGAGGATTTACAGTATACAAAAACAGCGCATCCTAAGGCGCAGGCTAAATGGTTTGATGCAGCCAAAAAAGCAGACGGTAAATCATGGATAAAGCAAGCCAAGAAAACGGCTGGAGGTGGAAAGCGTGGATGATGAACGAAAACCAATCGGAAAAGATGCAAGCGGTTATGATGTATTAACGACCGCGGTAAAGGCTTTGCTTAATCAATTTCCAGGTTTATATGAATATGAAGCTGTTAAATTTGAAGAACTAGAAAAAGATTACGGAATTGCATTTTCGGCAGATAACGGAGCTTTAATCTTTTCTGAAACAGAGGACGTGATTGGAGGAGTTCACCAGACCTGCCAGTATCCTTTCTATATTATATACCGTACATCATCCACAAAAGAGCGCCAGAAAATGAGCATACAGGAATTTCTTGATACATTTGGAAAGTGGTTATGCCGGGAGCCGGTTGTGATTGATGGGAGTGAGCAACGATTATCAAATTATCCCACATTATCCCAGGGAAGGAAGATAACCAAAGTTACCCGTGATAACTCTTATGGCCTGGAACCGCAGGAAAGTGGTGTGCAGGATTGGATACTTCCGGTATCGATAGAATATAAATATGATTTTGAAAGATGGTAGAGCCAGACGCTAAGACGCAGAGCCTTGTGTGATGGCTCTATTTTTATTTGAAAGGAGAAAGACAGTGGCAACATGGACTTATGCCGATGGAGAGGCAAAAAGAAAAGACTTTATGGTCTTTTGGATAACTGATGGAAGTACCACAAATATCACAAAAGATAAACTTGAGATTATTGGAAAAGGCGTTGAAGATATGCCGATTTCGATGAATCCAGAGACGGAAGAAAGCCAGGATGTGCTTGGAAATAATAACTATGACATCACCGGCTATGCAGAAAGCATGACAGTGGACCCAACCAATGTATCTGGAGAAAGTAAATACGCTCAGAAGATAGATACGCTCATGGAAGAAAGGGCAACTCTGTCAGATTTGAGATTGAAATATCTCTGTGTAAAGCGATACAAAACCGATAGTACCGGAAATATGCGTGCATGGGTGCAGGAGGGTGTTGTTGAGTTGGGAGACTTTGCAGGAGGCCTGAAAGGTGTTTCTGCAACGCATACGGTGCACTATGTAGGTGATAGGACTCTTGGCGCTGTAAACCCTACAACGATGACTTTTACGGCTGATGGAGCTTCTTTGTCAGAGTAAAGGAGGATAAATTATGCCTAATATTCCAATAAATATTGAAAGCCCAGTTAAATACTACGATTTTACGGACCAGCATGGAGATGTGCTGGCAACTTTCAAATTTGTTCCAACCGACCTTGACATATTCGAGCGGCAGCAGAATGTGTATAAAGCATTCGAGGATATGTGGATGGAATTAAAAACAACTCTTGATAACAAGAAGAAGGAAGAAATGTCGTTAGAGATAATTAATAAATATGCAAAGTCGCTTCAGGAAAAATTTGATTATCTATTTAACGCAGACACTTCTGGCTTCTTCAAAATCGCCAGTCCATTTACCCCTATGGAAAATGGCGACCCTTGGGCGCTGGTGATACTTGAGAGCGTTAAAAAAATTATAGAGCAGGAAACGGGTAAAAATTTCACGGAAATGGAAAGTAAAGCCGGGAAATATACACAACAGTATAATGCTGGTCCTGGAAAATATCCATTTCCTGTTAAATGAGTGCAGCGTGGTCCCTCCCATATTCTCTCTCTGTTAATGGGGTAAATTATGAAATTCGTGAGGACTTCCGGGCAATATTAGATATTTTATCAGCCTTTGCGGATGAAGAATTGTCTGACCCAGAGAAAACACAAGCAATGCTTGAAATTCTTTACTGGCCCGTTATCCCGCCTCCGCAGGATTTAACAGAAGCGGCAGAAAAAGCATTATGGTTTATCGACTGTGGTGTGGTGCATGAAGATACTCCATCACCGCGCGTAATTGACTGGGAACAGGACGCAGGAATTATTTTCCCGGCGGTTAACAGGATTGCAGGGTTTGAAACACGCGGATGCCAGATAATCCATTGGTGGACTTTCTACGGATGGTTCACGGAAATTGGGGACGGATTGTTTTCTCAGGTCCTTTCTATCCGGCAGAAACTGTCAAAAGGGAAGCGCTTAGAAAAGTGGGAGCAGGAGTTTTTACAGAACAATAAAAAGCTATGTGAACTTGAAAAATCCACTGACAAATCTAAAGAAGAATTTGATTATTTTGCAGAGTTGCTAAAGTGAGGTGATATCTTTGCAACCTGATGGAACTGTATTAATAGATACTAAAATCAAAACGGATGGTGCAAAAACAGGAAGCGAAGATATCAAAAGAACGCTATCCGGCACAATGGATTATATAAAATTGCTACCTCAGGCTTTTAAGGATATTCCAGGCATTATGAAACATACATTTTCATCTGCTTCTAAATCCATACAAAGTCTTGCTCCAAGTGTACGCAATTTGCAAGATGAGGTGGACCAATATAAAGATGCATTGTATTACGCTGAAAAGGCTGGTTATGGACTTGGCGATGCGCCATATGACAAGGCATTAGCAGGATTGCAGCGGGCTAAAAAAGCAATGCAGGATTACAAGAAAAAGTTGCTCGGTGTTGATAATGAACAAAAGAAGGCAAGCAAAAGTGGAAGTAAGCTCAATAAATCATTAAAAGGTACTGAGAAAGCATCCCGAGGTGCACGAATGGGATTGGGCCGAATGCTTGCAACATCTATCTTATTTAGCACTGTTTTCCGTGCCATTTCCGCAGTAACGGGCGGATTAAAAGAAGGTATGGATAATCTGGCCCAGTATTCAGATGATACCAATAAAGCGTTATCCATGCTGATGTCCAGTATGACCCAGCTTAAAAACTCTTTTGGCACAGCCTTTTCCCCGTTGGTGGAATACGCAACTCCGGCCCTGGCACAGTTTATCAATTTGCTATCCCAAGCCGTTACCTGGACGGCGCAACTGCTGGCGGCATTAACTGGTAAGGATACATTTGTCAAGGCGGTTAAGGTCCAGCAGGATTACGCGGACAGTCTGGACAAAACCAAAGATGAAACAAAAGATGCAGCCAAAGAAACAGAAAAGGCATTAGCACCATTTGATAAGCTGATACAGATAACAACGGGAAAGAAAAAAAGCGAAGATAAGAACGAGCTTAAACCAGAGGATATGTTTACCACGGAAGAAGTATCCAATGATATTAAGCTACAGGCAGAGGCTATAAAGAATACGCTTGGGAAACTGTTCGACCCGCTTAAAGAATCATGGCTTGAAAATGGCCCACAGGTAATGAGTTCGTTGCAAAATACATTCTCTGCTATTAAACAGCTTGCAAGTGATGTAGGCGCATCGTTTATGCAGGTGTGGAATGTAGAGGGATATGGGAAAGCAATCACGGATGATTTGCTAATTACTTTTGCAAATCTGGTTGATACAGTTGGTAATCTAGTTACAAACTTTGATAAGGCGTGGGTATCTGGAGATACTGGAACAAACATTTTAAGGCATCTTGGGGATATTATTCTTGAGATAACAGGATTTTTCCGTCAGGCATCAGAAAGTTTAAAAGAATGGTCTGCGGATTTGGATTTTTCACCTTTATTGGAAAGCTTTGACAGAATTTTAATTTCTGTAAAACCTATTGTATCAGATGTTGGAAACTTGCTATTGTGGTTTCTTAACGATGTACTACTTCCAATTGCAAAATGGGGAGTAGAGCAAGCGTTGCCAGCCGTATTTTATTTAATTGCAGCAGCCCTGAAAGCAATACATAGTGTGATTGATGCACTGAAGCCATTGGGAATATGGTTATGGGAAGAATTTTTACAGCCATTAGGAGAGTGGACCGGAGCAGTTATCATAGCTGCATTAGAAAAAGTTGTTGAATGGTTGACTAAATTTTCGGATTGGGTAAGTCAAAACCAGACATTGGTGGAAAATATTACACTTGCAGTGCTGGCATTTTTTGCAGCGTGGAAGTTTTCAGAATTTGTATTGGGAATAGGACAATTAATAAGCAATCTTGGAGGATTTTTAGCAATTGGAGAACGTGTTATTTCACTTTTAGCAAGAACTGTATCAAATATAAATCCACTTGTCCTTGCTATATCAGGCATAATATCGCTGATTGCTGTATTGGCCAAAAACTGGAACAACATGTCCCCAACAGAAAAAGTCATAGCAAGTATACTGGCAGCGGCTTCAGCAGTAGGAATCTTGGCGGTTGCTTTGGGCGCTTTGGCTGGTGGTGTAGGCGCTGGTGTTGTAGCTGCTTCATTAGCTGCTGGAATAGCTGCTGCTACAATAGCAATTAATGCTGGTAAGCGTGCTGCATCTGCCGGATATTCTGGTGGGTATGGAGGAAGAAGTGCCTACCCCATGTCTGCCTATGCAGCAGTCCCATATAAAATGCCAATGCTTGCAACTGGTACAGTAGTGCCACCACGGGCCGGAATGTTTGCTGCTATCCTGGGAGATAACAACCGTGAAACGGAAGTTGTATCTCCGCTATCAACTATGAAGCAAGCTCTTAAAGAAGCACTGGCAGAAAGCAATATATCAAGCGGAAACCAGATTGCTAAAGCGGAGCTAATACTTGATGGTACAAGATTTGGTCAGCTTGTAGTCAAATTCGGAAACAACGAAAAGAATCGTGTGGGTGTAAGAATGGTTACGGAGGGAAGCGTATAATGGCACAGAATGGAAACGGAGTATTTACCATAGACGGAGTTAATCTCCGCCTATGGGTAAAATCCTTAAAACGGAATTTTTCGGTCACAGATAGTGAAAATTCTGGACGTTTGCAGTCTTACCGGATGCACCGGGATATCATTGGTACATTTTACAATTATACGCTTGATATTGATGCGGAAAGAAGTAATCCGGCTGACTATGATACGTTTTATGAAATCATATCTGCTCCGGTTGAGTCTCACGATATGGTATTTCCTTATGGACAGGAAACCAAAGAGTTTGAGGCATACATAACAAGCGGGGATGATGAAATAAAAATCAACAAGAATGGAAAAGAAGGGCAGCGTAACCATTGGACCGGGTTATCTATTACCTTTACCGCTATGGAGCCGCAGAGGAGGCCGTGATGTGTTTTTAAAGCAATCCATATTATCTGACGCAGAACAGAACACTGAGGGATTAAAGATTGTTTATGACGACTTGGCCCCTTATGCCAAAGAAAATAGTACAGCATCCATTACAAGACCTGGATTAAGACCGAGATTAGGGCTTCATCCAGGCCCTGGTTTACATCCGCGTGGGACGATAACAGAGCAAGAATTCCCGGAATTAAAGCGGGATGATATTTCTTATCCCGGATACGCTCTATGCTTTCCACGGTTTTCTTTATTAAATGGAAAGTATATTAATTTTCCAGATAATCCGCTTCCTTACGGATACATAAGCCCGGAAGTATCAAATGAGCAGGGATTGTTTGGGTATGTTAAGCAGATCCAGGGGCTTAAACCTCAAATGGGTTTGCATCCAGGAATGTTTTTATACCCGAAATCAACAACTGAAACATTGATTGAATCCCCCATGTTAACAGTGACATTTAATCAACAGAAATTTACCAGTGTAGGGCTGCTTTTTACTTTTAATATGATGTCGGGCGATTATTGCACCAGAATGAGAATTAAGTGGTACTCGGATAATAATCTATTGTCAGATATGGAGTTTTACCCGGATTCAGTGCGATATTTTTGTAATAATTATGTGAGAGGATATAACAAGCTGGAAATCACATTTTTACAGACATCAAAACCAATAAGACCAGTATTTGTTACCAGAATAGATTATGGAATATACCGTGATTTTCTGGACAACGAATTATTGGAAAGAAACTGTTTGCAAGAAATCAATGCAATATCAGAAAGCATAAGTATTAACACTTTGAATTTCACGGTCCGGACAACATCCAACATACCGTTTGATTTACAGAAAAAGCAGAAACTTACTTTATATTTCAACGGTGAGTTGATAGGAAATTTTTATCTTAAAAACGGCGCAAGGAAAAACAAAACAGATTACCATATGGACGCGCATGATGCAGTGGGTGTATTGGATGGTAATGAGTTCACTGGAGGAATATATACAGGCCAGCCGGTTTCTGAGGTATTAGAGAAAATATTTGAGAATGAAGATTTTAATTATTTGTTGGATGAATCATTCTCAGATATTCCGCTTTATGGTTACATACCGTATACCACAAAGAGAAACGCGTTAGTATACATATGCTTTTCTATTGGAGCTATTGCAGATACAAGCAATTACGATGGAATTGTTATATATCCGCAAGAAAATGCTTTGAGTGATGAATTTTTAAATGATGAAGTATTTTCTGGCGTTACATTGGAGCATTCTGATATTGTCACTGGAATCCGCTTGACAGTCCATTCTTATCAGAAATCAAACGAAACGCAGGAATTGTATAATGATAATTTGAATGGCACGGCAGAAGTTATTTTTAGTGAACCTTATCACAGTTTGGAGATAACTGGTGGTACCATTGCTCAGTATGGTGATAACTATGCCTATATAACTGGAACCGGTGGCAATGTAACACTAACTGGTAAGAGATATAACCATCTTACCACTTCAATCCTTAAGGAAAATCCAGATATTGTATTTAACAAAAATATTCGCGAAGTGACAGATGCAACATTAGTTTATAGCGGAAATGCGCAGCAAGTGCTTGACCGCGTATATGCATATTACCAGCGAGCAGAAAATGTGGTGGGGGATGTGCTTGTTGGAACGAAAAAATTAGGACAGAAAGTCAAGATTGATACAGATTACGATGGATACCGCACAGGTATCATTGAGAGCTATAATTATAGCTTTTCTCCCAACGAAATTAAGGCAGAGGTAAAAATACATGAGTAAGTATTTAGAATCCCTTATTTTTGACCGTACGCAGTCAGACATAATAGAATTAACCGACAAGGCTTACATTGATTACAAAGACCTAAACCGTGTCGAACAGGCAATCAAATGGGTATCTTATGTCCTTAATCAGTACGGATATAGAAATACGATTGTATCTAAGACATGGAAACCGCAGGACCATAGGACGGATTACGAAATGGACCGTCTGAGAAAAAATATAGTTGCAATAAGGAATGCATACTATACAGACAGCAACACCCCGCTAACCCCTGATAAGATAACATACACATCAATTTATCAGGCCAACGCTATAGAAAGAATCATTTATGATTTGGGGAATCTGATTGTAAAATCCTGTCCAGGTCCAAACCATCTTGCATTCACACTCGGAAGGAAAACATTAGGAAACAGGAGTATAAGCCTATGAGTTTGAAAACTGATTATAAAAATGATAAATTTTCTGGAATGCGTAAATACAAAATTGAAACTGATTCTGAAACCGGACTATCTACATTGGATGATAAAACCGAATATGTGGAGGTAGGGGACATATTCTCTGCTGATGATATCAATAATACAAATAAGGCCATTAACAAGATAGAAGGAACAGTTAATGATATGATTGGGGCAATCAGGCTCGATTTCCCTAAAACTGGGTGGAGCACCCAGGCACCATATAAACAGACTGTAAACAATGCGGGTATAAATGATACGGATGTCCCAGTGCCAATGTTCGAGTATCCTGTCATTAATTCGGAACAGCAACAGAAAGACGTGGACAGAAGCGTGGGGTATATCACCGACATAACAACGAATAATGGATCAGTGACCATTACATGTAATTATAGGAAACCAACAGCAGATTTCATACTTGTATTGAAAGGAATATGACAATGAGAATCGGATTACCGTTTAAAGGAAGTGGGGTTGATGTGACCGGCCTAACCGCTACATCACCAAGAGTCAGAAAAGGAAAAACATTTTATGGAGCTGGGACTGATAATGAACAGTCTGGGACAATGCAAGATGTTGAATCGATTAATAAAAAGATGGACGTAAATGAAACATATAATATTACGCCTGGATACCATGATGGAAATGATACATTCTTCCAAAACCTTGAAACATACAGAGGTGGATTTGTTGACCCTGGTCCTGGTAAACAGGTGATTGAAACAAAAGGAAAATACGTAATGTATGATATTATTGTATTGGAAGTAAGCGGATTGCGACCGGAAGTGATAAAATATGGCGTGACTGTTGGTGAAGGTGAAGGGGCGGTAACTGGTACATGGCAGGGTTTTGTAAGTTAGTGGAATGGATGGTGTATATGGCGAAGTTGGCGTTACATAAATTTGGTAGTCAAGCGAATCTGGATGACTTAACAGCAATGCCAGAGGATGTATTGGAAGGTAATATATTCCTTGGGAAAGGAAGCGAGGAGAAACAGACCGGAACACTTCCAGACAAAAAATCCCCAACAATTATATTGTCGGCAAACGGGGAAATAAAACTTGAACCTGGATATTATTCAGGTGGGAAAATCACCCAGAACATTGAAACATTTGATGCACAGACAATCGGTCCTGGAGCAAAACAAATCACGGTCAAGACTGCTGGAAAATACGGGAATGGTGATATCACTATTAATCCGGTTAAAAACCTAACCCCTTCGGTCATTAAGAAAGGTGAATATGTTGCAGGCGTAGGTCCTGGACTGTGGGAAGGATATGTAAATGAGGACCCATATACCCCATATCTATTCGGGACATTTTCTGGCTCACAGGGTATTACATATTTTAGGTATACAACATATAGACAAGGTACTGGTACGGTAAAACTGTCAAAGGACCACATAGAAGCAAGTGCAGGTTCAGGAGAAACAGTCGCATTTGTTTTTGACCTACCCATCAACCTTACAAATGTAAAATCGGTTACGGTCCAAATGTCTGGAACCGGAAAGGTTTGCAAGGTTATGGTATGCCGGAATAGGGTGGAAAACTATATTGAGGAAGCATATCAGTCCGGTTCAAGCGTGCAATATAGATATAATCCGAATCTAGGTGACATATTACTTGATGGGTCAATTGGAAGAAGTAGCTCTTCCGGCGCTGAATGGGAGCAAGAAAAAACATTTACCTTAAGCGGAATAACTGGCAATGCCTACCTGTATATTGGAGCTTCTGGGGCTGCGTTTGACTACAATTTATATTTGGCTAGATTTAATCTGTAAGGAGGTTACATGAATAACATAGAAAATATCCAAGAATATATACCTACTGTGTATGTTAATGACTCTGAGCCAGATTTGGATGAGACAAACTTAAACAAAACAGAACAGGCAATAAAACGGGTAACCGATGCAGCCAATAAAGCAATTGATGCATTAAAGCAACTGGACCGGGAGAAGTTAGCGTTATCTGCTATATCTAACGTATTATCTGATGCTACAGATAAGGTTCCATCATTGGCTTTAGCTAATACAATGCAGCTCGCGATTAATGACTTAAATAGCAATTTAGGAATGAAAATCACTTCTGGTAACATGACCGAAATTATCGGTGCCTTGCCGGTCGGAAAATATGCTGGGTACTATAGTTCTGGCTCATTTGGTGCACCCTCACATTACGGTACATTTGAGGCGGTTGTGATGAATTCTTCTACCGCTACCATCACTGCAATAGATACCAGTAATAAAGTATCCTATCTCAATGTAAAAACAAGTGACGTTTGGTGTGGTTGGCAAAGCAATTCATATGGAATATATTTGTCTGATAGGGATTTGAATACAGTAAAACTACCAGGAACATATATACAGACCGCTAATGCATCTGCAACAACCACCCTACATTACCCCGTAGCTGGAGCTGCTGGCTTTTTAGAAGTCATAGGTTTAAATAATAATGACTGGTTATTACAACGCTATACTGGCTGGGGTACTGCTAATCAGACCTATAAACGTGTTTTGTATCAAGGTTCTTGGCGTGATTGGATGGCTGAGTAAATGATTATTTTGGAATTAATAACAGCTGAGCGGAAGGTGATGTTGTAATAGCGGCATTGGTGACGTTTCTGAGCTGTAGTGTAATGTTTGTACCATCAGCTCTAAAATAGTAGATATAACAACCATTATTTCCACTTCCTACTTCTCTGGCATCTAGTAGCTTGTATCCAGATGGGATTTGGCCGGAAATATTTGTTGTTGAGCCAGCAATACCAGCGTTGGCAGGTACAGTTACTTGATTTAAGCTTACTATTTTTGTGAGAAAATCCGCATTTGTTAAAAGTGATGATTCATGTTCCCACTTGTTTGCAATAGGGTTCCAAATCCGCTGATGATTCTGTTCTATGTCGTATTGAGTGAATGATTGTCTGATATATTGAGTGCCATTTGTATAATCCACTTTTAGGATAAATGCTTTGCTGAGTGGACAATTTTTTAAAGTTGCGGCATTAGCATTACCCGGACAATAATAATTGCCGGGAACTTTATAATCATCTGAATACAGATCCGCGTTGTCTGGTATCAATATACCTCCAGACAAGCTATAACAATTTTCTAAATTGCTATTTGTAATATAAAAACATACCCATGAAAGGAGTAAAATGAACCAATTAAAACTATCAAACAACACAAAATACGACTTAATAACAAACGGGGTGGAAGAATCAGGCGATTACCTAACCCTGTCGTTTCTTCCCGGCCTAGACAGTTTTGAAACGGTAGAATCCGAATTTAATCCGACAAATACAGAAAAAATTTACATACTTGGTTTGGACGGTCAGCCGATGGAAGTAAAAACCGGATTTACTCAGCTGGTTGAGATGCGCAAGAAAATGGATTATGTCATTTCATCTGAGACAGTAAATACCGGAACCGAGGAAGAGCCGAATTATGAAACCAATGAAGTGAAGGATACCATTATGGTTGTTAAACTTCGTAGGCCAGATATCCGGGATACAGTGCGGACATTGCAAGATACAGTGGATGCAATAATTTTAAGTCAGCTGGAGGTGTAACATGTATACAACATTAAAAAGGCTATATAACAATGGTAAAGGTCCATTAACTGTTGCCGAACTTAACCGGGCTGTGTCAATTGGATGGATTACAGAGCAGCAGAAAAACAGTATAATCGGAGGATGATTATGAGAGATATCACATTGTGCCATCCAAGCTTGCAGCTTTTAGCGGGTCAGTTGGTGTATGAATGCAATAAACAGGGATTAAAAATTAAGATAGGCGAAACACTGCGAACCGTGGCAGAACAGGATGCTTTATACGCTCAGGGCAGGACTAAACCGGGGAACATTGTAACTAATGCTCCTGGCAGCAGCTACAGTTCCTATCATCAGTGGGGTACTGCCTTTGATATCTTCCGCAATGACGGCGCTGGTGCTTATAATGAAATTGGGGGCTTTTTTAACCGTGTAGGTGCTATCGGTGTATCTTTAGGACTTGAATGGGGTGGAAATTGGAAGTCTCCTGTGGACAAGCCACATTTCCAGTTGCCGAATTGGGGAAGCAGCACATCTGGAATCAAGAAACTGTATCGTAACCCGGATGAATTTATGAAAACCTGGGTTACGGAGGAGCGCACAGGCTGGATTAAAGATAATAACGGCTGGTGGTACCGCAGACCGGATGGAACTTGCCCAGCTAATAAGTGGTGTATCATAAATCACCATTGGTACTTATTTAATAAGGATGGTTATGCCTGCACCAGCTGGCACCGCTGGAATGGCAGTACATGTGACCCGGATGACGGTTCGGGTGATTGGTATTACTTTGACCCTACACCAAACGGTCCTTTGGAGGGGGCATGCTGGCATAGTCAAGATAATGGCGCGCAGGAAATCTGGTACATAGAGGATTCTAACTCAATATAAAAGCGCCAGAACTTAACTCTGACGCTTCTATGTATAATATACCATCTTCGGAAATATGCAACACGAAATGCAACACGGAGCCTGGAAACCGCATAAAACCGTTGTATTTTGCGGGTTCGAATCCCGTATGCTCCATTTTATTAAAACCTTGTAGATACGGGAAAAACAACGTATTTACAAGGTTTTTTCATGTTTTAAAACAGCACTTCCTATGCCTACCACGGTGGAAAATATGCTATTTTTTATTATATATGCAACACGATGCAACACGGAAAATATGTTATTTTATTACATGCTGTTTAATTTTTCAAAGTGCTTATTAATTTTTTTGTTCTGCCGGACGCTTTCCAGGTCAATTACATTTCTATATACTGCTTTCATGATATTGTCGCTGGCCCATCCCCCCCGTTGTAAAATATATTGGTCCGGTATGCCTATGGCGTGCATAATGGATGCAGCATAATGCCGGAGGTCGTGAAAGCGGAAATGGGGTATGTCAATCTTTTTGAGTACTCGTCCGAATCGGTGTGTGATGTAATCCGGGTTCATGTCAACCAATTTTCCTTTTTTTCCAGATATCCGGTCAATTACAAATGCTGGCATTTCTACATCCCGTGTGCTATCATCCGTCTTAGGCTGTTTAATGTACCATTGATTATCTGGCCCCTTGACCATATTGTCTCTTACATGGATTATCTTTCCGTCCACGTTCTTGTCGGTTAGGGCGCTTATTTCTCCACGCCTAAGTGGTCCAAAGGCTGCTAGTAATACAGCTATTTCTAAATCAGTACTTTTGATTGCCTCCAGCAGCTTTTTAATATCATTGTCATTGGGGCAATATAAGTCAGGACGTTTTTTCTGAGGCAGCTTAACTTTTAGAGTTAAATACGGTGCAAACATCTCCAGGGATGCAGATAACAGGCCATAGGCATTACGGACCGTCTTTGGAGAGAGTTGTTTTGAAGCCAAATCACTTATCCATATCTGTACAGATGGATTAGTTAGCTCTGAAAGCCGTTTACGCCCAAATGCGCCGCTGAAATACTGTCTTTGCAATCCGGTATACCCTCTGAGCGTAGAAGGGCTTAAAACGCCTTTCTTGACGCTCAAATAACGCTCGATAGCTTGGCTCACTGTTATATCTTCTTCCCCGTCCTCTTCCGGGTCATTGTATTGTTCTATAGGTTTATCTTTCATGTCTAATTTCCATCTGGTAGCCATCTCCTTTGCCTCTTTACGTGATGGGGCAACAAAGCTTTTGTAATGCCGCTTACCTTTATCATCTGTATACAGATACACTTGCACTCGGACATTTCCAGACGGCAGTACTCCTTTTTTTCTTTTCGGGGCTTTTGTAGTCATTTCTCTTTCCTCCTTCAATTGATTTTCCTAAAAATAGGTATAAAAAATACAGCTCCGCAAACATCTTGCAAAGCCGCCCCGAAGATGGTACAATATAGGTGCGAATTATAGTACATATCTTCGGGTATGTAAGCCGGTTCCTGTTGGCGCAGGGGCCGGTTTTGTTTTACATATTTAAAATCTGTTTCTTTTTTTCATCAAACTCTTCTTGTGTTAATGCTCCAATGTCAAGTAATTCTTTTAAGGCCTTAATCCCTTCTAAATTTTGTTTCACATCATTAACTATTATCGCTTTATCAGGAATTTTAGAGAAATCAAAACATCGTATTTTTGAATCAATTTCTCTAGTGCATTTGAATGACAATTTGAAAATTTTTTTGCTATCTTGATTTCTGAAAGTAATAGTAGCATTGGTAGACTTTTCAATATTAGATGATAGTTCTGTAGAATTTGAAACTACATTCCCTATAGTTTTTGATAATCCCTTATTTTTTCCATTTATTCCACCAAGCATTATATTACCTACAACTGCTCCTAATCCAATGTTAGATGTTTTTTCCTTTGATTTTGTCTTGCTCTTTTCTGTAGTAGTTCCTGAAGAAGTTGTTAAAGTTGAAAACTCTGGTCCATCCCATTCATATTCAATTAAATCGTAGAATGTAGACTTATCTTTATTTAAAAATATTTTTCCAGAAGATTCTTGAGTAATAATTATGTCTCCTGTTTTCATCCCCAATTCTTTATATCCAAAAATAGCCTGTATTTTTATTGAACGGTTCTTTTTTTCATCGTCTAAATGATATTCTATCATTTCTAAATTAGGAGCGTATTCATGAATAAAGTCAACAGTTTTTTGAATCAATTCATTTGCATTATTAGAAAAATTAAAATTTTCTATAATGTTTGCTTGCGTTACAAAATTCATATACCCTTTTTTGCTGGTAGCATAACAATAATCAATTCTTTTCATTTGTTCATATGTAAGGGATACTTTATTCCCCATAAATGTAATCAAATTAACTCCTGTTTTACCGATATATAATTCCTTAGTCGTTCCTTTAATACTCATGAACATCCTCCGTAATGTGCATCATATTCAATGTTCTGCACATCATTTTTTTCAAAATCATTTCCCTCTAAATGCCTCATAACATGCCAGAACCTTTGTCTTTGAGATTCCCTGGTTGCATTTTTATCTAAAAATATAGTAACGGTTCCATCCTCATTGGGCGTTACAGCTTCATGTATTTTTCCAGATGGAAAGCTAATCAATTGGACGTTGTAGTCAATCGACATTGCCTCGTTCCTTTCTTTTCAAAGCTAAAAGCATATCATGTGTAGTTTTCAAATCATCTACCGTTGCATCCCTGGCAGCATCGAATAGCAGACGCAGTTCTTTATTCTCGAAAATGTCTTGTGCTATGGCCGCAGTTTCTGGATTGATATAGTATCTGTCAGCTTCTGCTTTCTCGTTTCCGGGCATTAAATCATTGATCGACACTCCAAAATAGTCAGCTATTTGTTGGAGTTTTTTTATTGTCGGGCTTGTGCCTCTGGTCTTAAATTTACCAATATACCCCCTTCCAAATCCCAATTCCTTTTCTAAGGCCGTAATCGCAATTCCGCGTTGTTTGCAAAGGTCAGAAATTATATCATATGTTGTCATGGTGGCCTCCTAATAAAAGTAGAAAAAAGTCTACAAAAACTATTGACAACATAGAATATAGTCTGTATAATACAGATATATGGAGTAGAAAAAATTCTACCAAATGTAAAATACAGATTTTGATGTTGTCTATGATTTTGCTGGTAACTTGATTATAGAATAAAATCTACATCATGTCAATATATAAGGTAGAATTTTTTCTAAAAGAAAGGAGGATATAAGTTGCTGATTTACGATAGGATTAAAGCAATATGTGAAGAAAAAGGTATTAGTGTTCGACAAGTAGAAACAACTGCTGGACTTAAAAACGGTGCTATTAGCAAATGGAATGATTCAAGTCCGACTGTAAAAAGCCTTAAAGCGGTTGCAGATGTTTTAAAAGTCAAAGTGGACAAGCTTATTTCTTAAAGGAGGTGAAAAATGATGAATGGACCAAAGTTTAGGTTGGTGAGCGATGGAAAACATACCTATTTTGAATTATGTGGAAAATCTATAGGGAAAGGTATTTCATCCGTTTCTTATGTTCATGAAGCAGGTGGGAATCCAGAAATTACCATTTCTTTTAACTTGAATGATTTTGAATTTTTGGAAGATGGGAAGGTTGATATGGTAACAAATACTCTGATTGGAGTAGAGCCGCCCGACAAGACGGCTCTTAGGAATTAATTGGTTGCCTTTTCGTATCCGGCAGATGTTAATTCTATTGAAGCTATAACATCATTTCGGCAAATGATATATCCATATGATTCTAATTCATTAATAATTCTATCAGAGAAAGCAATATAAAAGTCAGAATCAAAAGATTTACGCTTCGTTTTATCAAATTCATTGGCCATTTTACGAAGAAGCAACATTGCATTTTCAGACATATTATCTCCTTTCTTATGTACTCGGCGCGGCAACGCCTGTACTTAAATTATAAAGGAGAGGGGTAGGAATGACAAGATTAAAGGAGGAAACATGGAAGAAATAATAAAATCGTATAAAGGTTTTAATAAGGATATGACCTGCAAAAATAAACAATATGAAGTGGGAAAGGATTACGAGGAAGATAAAGCCGTGGCTTGTGAATGCGGTATGCATGCATGCGAATACCCACTTGATTGTTTTAAATATTATCCACCATCAAAATCTGTGTATTGTGAGGTAGAGCAGAGTGGAGACATAAGCAGACACGATGATGATAGTAAAATTGCATCAACAAAGATGCGCATTGGTGCGCAACTGAATATTGCTGGAATTGTAAATGCAGCAATTAAATATACCAAAGAAAAGGTTGAAAAAACTTGTATAGAATCTAAAGCAGCAACAGCCGGGGACTACGAAGCAGCAACAGCTGGGAACAGCGGAGCAGCAACAGCCGGGAACTACGGAGCAGCAACGGCCGGGTACTACGGAGCAGCAACAGCTGGGGACAGCGG